ATGCGAATCCACATCCCCACGACCTGGCGGCCCCGGCCGTACCAGGAGGCGCTTTGGCGCTATTTGGAGAATGGCGGACTGAGGGCCGACGTGGCCGCGCACAGGCGTTGGGGCAAGGACGATGTCGCGCTGAACTGGACGGCGGTGGCGGCGATGTCGAAGGTCGGAAGCTATTGGCATCTGCTGCCGGAGGCGTCGCAGGGGCGCAAGGCGATCTGGGACGCGGTGAACCCGCACACCGGCCAACGGCGCATCGACGAGGCTTTTCCGCCTGCCCTGCGCGCCCAGACCCGCGACCAGGATATGATGATCAAGTTCACCAACGGCTCGACCTGGCAGGTGGCGGGCTCCGACAATTACAACAGCCTGGTGGGGGCGCCGCCGGTGGGGGTGGTGTTTTCCGAGTGGGCGCTGGCCAAGCCGGACTGCTGGACCTACCTGCGGCCGATCCTGGCGGAAAACGGCGGCTGGGCGCTCTTCCTCTGGACCCCGCGCGGGCGGAACCACGCTACGCGGGCCTTCGAGGCGCGCAGCCGCGACCCGGCCTGGTTCACCCTGAAGTCGCCAGCCACGGAGACGGGGGTGTTCGCCGCCGAACAACTGGCGAAGGAGCGGGCGGAACTGACGGCCGAGACCGGCTCGACGGAGGAGGGGGAGGCGCGGTTCGCCTCGGAGTACCTGGTGGACTTCGACGCTGCGGCGCCGGGCGCCTATTACGCCAGCCTGCTCAACGACGCCGAAAAGGACGGGCGGATCGGCAAGGTCCCCTACGATCCGGCGCTGAAGGTCGATACCGCCTGGGACCTGGGCATCGACGACTATACGGCGATCTGGTTCTTCCAGCAGGCGGGGCGGGAGATCCGCGCCATCGATTACTTCGAGACCGGCGGCGAAGGATTGCAGGCGATCGCGCGCCTGGCGATCGCGGCGAAGCCCTATGTCTATGGGACCCACTACCTGCCGCACGACGTGATGGTGCGCGAGCTGGGGGCGGCGGGACGCTCGCGATACGAGACGCTCGGCGGCCTGGGGGTCATGCCGATCCATGCCGGCGCGGCCATGGACCCGGAGGAGCGGATCAACGCCGGGCGCCTGATGATCCCGATGACCTGGTTCGACGCCGGCCGCTGCGCCGCCGGGCTGGAGCGGTTGCGGGCCTATCGCAAGCGCTGGAACCAGACGACGCGAAGCTATGTGGGGCCGCTGCACGACCAGGCCAGCCACGGCGCCGACGCCTTTGGCGAGTTCGCCGCGAACCGGCGCGGGGCGACAGCGCGCAGACCCGACGCCCGGGAGCGGGGCGGGATGCTCAGTTGGATGGGGTGAGCAGCCTCATCTTAGATTTGCAAGGAGACACCGCATGGGCGCGCTAGAAGATTGGTATCGACGGACATCCGAGGACATTCAGGCCGCGCGAGATGCAACTGAGCAAAAGGCGAGAGCGATTTATTACCAGACGACCAGGCAACTCGCCCACGTGTTGCCTCAGTGGGAGGACGTCGGGCACGCGGTGGACGAGTTCAAAGCGGAGGTGAAGCGCCAGATCGGGGTAAGGCCTGCGCCGAGTATCGCGCCGCCGCCCCGCCAGTCGCAGGGCGCGCGGATGGCGCCACCACCGAGGACGGCGCCGGCGACCGCAAGAGATGATACTGGCTATTATCAGCTGGGCCTCGAGTGGTTGACCGGGCGAGGTCCGCGGGAGCACCATTTCGGACAGGACGATCCGGCCACTCAGGTTTTGAGGCGGCACGATCATATTCAGGAGGTCAGGCAACAAATCTCAAGCAGGCCTCCGCAAATTGGAGTTCCGCAGAAAGCGCCTTATTCCCTCGGAGGGCTGGGGGGCGTTTCTGAGTTCGCGAAAGACTATGCGGCAGTGCCTACCGGGGGAGCAGCGGGGAACTTGGCGGCAGCCTATCTTGGCTCGTACCCGCTCCAGTATGAAGTCACCGGAGTTGACAACCAAGGTCTAGCGACAGTTCGTTTCAACGTCGAAAACAACTCAACGGCGGCATCGGCGATGCATCCGCCTCTCGTGGGGTATGCCGAGCCCTATCAGCGCTACGTGGATCCGGTATTGAATGAATTGTTTCTTCACGGGCCTGCATCCAAGACACGCCAAACGTTCACATGGTCAGAAAAAATCCCCCTCCAAAGGAATAAGGCACACCGATGATGGGCGCTCTGGGGCGACTTGAAAAAGCAGCGAAAGTAACGCTGAAGACCGCGTGTCTTTTTCTCGTCACCTCCTTGGGCGGTTGCGGCTCTCGATCGCCGTCGGCGAATGACGTGGAGGGGAACTGGGTCGCCGAAGACGGCGGTCGGTTGGTTCTCTCGCCGGACGGAACGATGCATGGCGAAAAGCTGCGCATCGGAATGCCGTTTGAGCGCTCGCCGCCAGCCGCGATCTCCGGATCCGGCACCTGGCGCCTGCGGGCAAAGCCCGGGGTCTGGGAATTTGGAACCTATTGGTGGGACGTGCAGCTCAATTTCGACCATCTTCAAAACGTGCAGGCCGAAGGGCTGAACGAGCAGATCGAATATGGCCCGCCCGTTTTTCTGCTTGGCCCGGCTAAGCCAGTACTACAGCTCTGGCCGGACGCCGAACCTAGTGACCGCGCTCAGGAATTCGTTCGAAAGAAGAGTTTCTAACTGTCGATCTTGAAGGCTTCGACATATTCGGCGTTCCGAAGACCTTTTTCTTCTTACCTTGCCCAGTGTGATGGCGTTCGGCGCCCCTCGCCGCCGTGGCGCCGCCACGGTGCTGGTCAAGGTTAGTCGCAAAGGGCCTGAAGACCAACGCGGCAGCGCTCCGCCCCAATAGACGGTGCGTGCGCCGCACGCATGAGCGGCGCGCCTGTTGAACCACACGTTCAGCCATACGCGACGTCGGCGATAGATCGTGCGCGACGCCATTCCGCCCCTTGGAACATCGATCGCTCCCTATCGGGAGTTGGAGACCCCATGACTGAAGACGATATCCTGAAGGATGCGCGCGAAGCGTTCGACCTAGCGCGCGAGCATGAGGCGGAGAACCGGCGCGAGGCGCTGGACGATCTTCGTTTCGCCAGGCTGGGCGAGCAATGGCCCGACAAGGTGCGCAAGGACCGCGAATTGGACGGCCGGCCGTGCCTGACCATCAACCGCTTGCCGGCCTTCATCCGGCAGGTGGTGAACGACGGGCGGCAGAACAAGCCGGCGATCGTCTGCCATCCGGTGGACAGCGGCGCGGATCCGGAGACCGCCGAGATCTTCAACGGATTGATCCGCCACATCGAGCAATCGAGCGATGCGGAGGTCGCCTATGATACGGCGCTGGACTTCGCGGTGACCTGCGGGTTCGGCTATTTCCGCATCAACACGCGCTATAGCCGCGACGACGCCTTCGAGCAGGACATCGTCATCGAGCGGGTGGCCAACCCGTTCTCGATCTATGGCGATCCGAATTCGACCGCCGCGGACTCCGCGGACTGGAACACCGCCTTCGTCGTCGACAGCCTGCCCAAGGCCGCCTTCGAGGCGCGCTGGAAGGGCGCCGATCCGGTCAACTGGTCGGCGGAGGGCTATGCGGGGCTGTCGGGGCCCTGGATGGACGGCGACCGGGTGACGGTGGCCGAGTATTGGCGGCGCGAGGCCGTGCGGCGGTCCATCGTGGCCCTGTCGGACGGGCAGGTGGTGGCGCTGGAGCTCTACGAGAAGCAGAAGGCGCTGTTCGACAGCCTGGGCGTCACCGTGGTGGGGCGGCCGCGCGAGGTGGTCGGCCACAAGGTGGTGCAGAAGATCATGACCGGCGCCGAGGTGCTGGAAAGCGTCGACTGGGCCGGCAAGTACATTCCCATCGTGCCGGTGTTCGGCGAGGAACTGCACATCGACGGCCGCCGGCGACTGCGCGGCCTGGTGCGGGACGCCAAGGATCCGCAGCGGATGTTCAACTACTGGCGGACGACCTCGACGGAACTGGTGGCGCTGGCGCCGAAGACGCCGTTCATCGGGCGCAAGGGGGCGTTCGAGACCGACGCGGCCAAGTGGGCCACGGCCAACACCCAAACCCACGCCTATATCGAGTATGACGGCATGGACCCGCCTCAGCGCCAGCCGTTCGCCAGCCCGCCCGTAGGGGCGATGCAGGAAGCCATGAGCGCCAGCGACGACATGAAGTCGATCATGGGGCTCTACGACGCCAGCCTGGGGGCGCGGTCCAACGAGACGAGCGGCCGGGCGATCATGGCCAGGCAGCGGGAAGGCGACGTTTCGACCTTCCACTATGTCGACAACCTGAGCCGGGCGATACGGCATGCGGGACGGATCCTGATCGACCTCATCCCCAAGGTCTATTCGGTTCCCCGCGTGGTGCGGGTGCTGGGGCCGGGGGGCGAGCAGCAGATGGCGCCGGTGAACCAGACGTTCCGCGCCCAGGCGAAGGACGAGGCCGGGCGGCTGCGCGAGGTGGAGAAGATCTATGACCTCTCGGCCGGCAAGTACGACCTGACGGTGCAGGCGGGGCCAAGCTTCACCAGCCGTCGGGAGGAAGCCGCCACCCAGATGATCGAACTGATCCGCGCCTATCCGGCGGCGGCCCCGTTGATCGGGGATCTGCTGGCCAGGAACCTGGATTGGCCGGGCGCCGACGAGATCGCCAAGCGGCTGTCGGCCCTGCTGCCGGCGGAGGTGCGCGGCGAGGCTGGGCAAAACCCGGAGATGGAGGCGGCGAAGGCGCAGTTCGCCAAACTCGCCCAAGCGCTGGCGGCGGCGAAAACGAAGATCGCCGCGTTGGAGCAGGACCGCGCCCACGAGGCTCGCAGGCTGGAGATCGAGGCGTTCGAGGCCCAGACGAACAGGATGCGGGCGGCGGGCGAAGTGCGCGGGGCATCGTAGGTGTTCGATTTTTGTTCTTGAACGCCTAGCTGCGATTGGTAGCTTACCTGGTCTTGAAATGCCGCCCGCAAGAAAGAGATCTGTTCGGACGGTGGATTTGACTGGGGAACGTTCATTTGAGCCAAACCGAGCTTAATCAAGAGCCCGCCGGCCGGCCGCATAAGCGCCGATACTTGATCGTCGGCTTTTTCCTGGGCTGTGTCGTTGGCGGAGTGGCGATGCTGGGAGCCTCTCGGCACGCGCCGCGTGTCGTGCTCTCCATCGCTGGGGGCGATGTTGCGCAGGCGGGAGGCAGGTCGATCGTCGTGGGCAGCACCGATGGGCGATTTCAGCAGATCTGCAATGGCGCCTGTGACGATGTGCTCTACAGATTTGCCTCCAGAGGACCCAATTACACGCTGCGGATAAGAACGCCGGAGGGGCGCTGCCTGCTATGTGTATCGCCCTATCTCGACGGGCCGACGACCACGCATGCGACCGTTTCTGGACTGGAAAAACTCCAGCTCAACGAAAAATTGACGACCAATTACGTCGAGCGCTGAGGCACTTGCGTGCGCACGTCGCATTGTTCAGGAACATAATGTTCCACTTTTGTTCTTAACGATCCGCGCTCATATGCTATGATTTCGCTAGACATGAGAAGTGCGGCCGAACCGTGATTTCTTGCGCCGGGAAGTCTCGCTGAGCTATCCGTCGCGTCCTTACAGCGACGCCGGGGCATCAGGGAGGGGCTATAAGGATGGACCAGTCAGACGGCGGCCAGAAGACAGATGCCAAGCCTACTAGAAAGCCATTCCGGCTTATTGCCATTTTCGTGGTCGGGATGATCTTCGGACTGGGATATGCGAGATTTCGCGACTGGACGACCGCCAAGGTCAACGTCGACATCGTGGGCGCCGATGTTTCGAGGGCGGGAGGGATAAGTATATTTGTGGCAGGATCTGATGGTTATATCCGCCAAAGTTGCAACGGTGTTTGTGACAATATCGGGTATAAATTTAGATCGCGTGGTCCGGACTATACATTGAAAATAGACGATAAGGATGGATCTTGCGTCTTCTGTCCAAATACCTATACGACAACCTATATGAATAACTATGATAAAGTATCTGGAAAAGATAAGCTAAAATTGGACGGCGATTTCGCGATCGTGCATTCCTATAAGCGCTGAGTTTCCAGGTCTTATTGACGGCTTTGTAGAGATCAAGATCTAGGCGGCGTGGCGCTGCGAGCGTCACGTCGACAGCCCCTTCTTTTTGCGTCGTGGAATTTATCCAGGGCGTTCGCTGGCGTGCCTGGCGCTGTTCGCGCGCCCAACCTTCGAGGAACACATGGAAGATGAAGACGCCGCCCTGGCGGCGGGCGCCTTGCTGCGCGCCCAACAGAATCCTGACGTCGACGCTGAATCGGAAGATGGGGCCGACGTAGACGGTCTCGAGGAGATCGAACACGACGGGCAGTTCTACAAGATCCCCGCGGCCCTGAAGGGCGCATTCCTGATGAACGCGGACTATACCCGCAAGACACAGGAACTGGCCGAGCACCGCCGGGCGCTGGAGCAGGGGCGGCAAGAGTTGGCGGCCCGCGCCGAAGCGGCCCAGGCGACGCTGACGGGGCGCACCCAGCTTCAGATCCTGGATCACCAGCTCGAGGCCTTGGGGGGTGTGGATTGGCAATCCGTCCTCACCGAAGATCCCCAACGCGCCCAGGGGCTTTGGGCCTACGCCCAACAGGTGCAGGCCGCGCGTGAACAGCTTGCACAGGCCTTGGCTCACCACGAGCAAGGCGCGCAGTTGGAGGCCGAACGCCAGCTCGCCGCGCAGATGGCCCAGGCAGGCCAGGTGCTCTCGCGCGAGATCGAAGGGTGGTCGCCCGAGGTGGCGGGAAAGCTCGTCGAGTATGCGGGCGCCTTCGGCGTGACCCTGGACGAATTGCGCGAGGTGGCCGATCCGCGCCTGTGGAAGATCCTGCACCGGGCCTATGCGGGCGAACAGGACCAGCGGCGCCAGCAGACGGCTCGCAACGCCGCGCAAGCCCAGGCGGTACGTCCCGCCATCCAGGTGTCCGGCGGCGCTGTCGGCGGCGGAGCGGTTCGCGACGAGTTGGCCACGGGCGAGTGGATGCGGCGGCGTAACGAGCAGGCGCTTAAGGCGCGCTGAGGTGGCCGACCGATCAATTCGAAACACTGGGAGGACAGCATGACGGACGCCTCCACTGGGCGCACGGAGCTGCAGAACGCGTTGCGGACCGCGGGCGACGTGATCCGCGCTGGGAACGCCGGCGTCGGGCGCGGCGCGATAGGGCTGCTGGGATTGCCGGGCGACCTCCGCAAGTTCGTCGACGACAAGGCCATCGACTTGGGTGAGCGGTCCGGGGTTCTAACCGAACGGCAGGCGGCCGCGGCGCGAGCAAACGAAGCCCAATCCCGACGGATGACGCCGACGCCTTTCGGCGGCGGTTATACCTCACAGGAGATCGCCCGGAGCTTGCCGGCGGCGACCCAGCGCGGGTTGGCGTACCGGCCCGCGACGCGCGCCGGCCAGTATTCGCATACATTGGGTGAGTTCGTTCCCAACGCGTTGGCGCCTGGTGGCCCAGCTCTCAGGGGACTTTCGGTAGCTGTTCCGGCAGCCGCTTCGGAGGTGGCCGCTCAAGCCGCCCGCGGCACGCCTTGGGAAGGCCCGGCGCGGTTCGCGGGCGCCCTAGCCGGGGTAGGGCTGACGGGCGCCTTGCTGCGCGCCAGCGGCGTGCCGATGCAAGCTGTTGACCCCGATTTGGTGCGGAGAATTGAATTTCCGCCTATCTCCCCGGTCGACAGGACGTTAAATTCGATCGAGGATGTATTTGGTCAGGGTAGGGTGCGAATTTCTACACCCGAGAAGTTCGTGGGTGTGAGTGAAGACGGAAGCAAGCAGTTGCGTATCGACCTTGGCGGCCACGGCTTTCCGCCGCATTTTCACCTTGAGCAGCTCGAAACCGGCAGATCGCCTGTCGGTATTTTTCAGCACTATCATCCATTGCGGCCATGAACGAGGTGCATCGTGACTGATCATTTGGAGAGCAAAAGTACGAATGGGTCTATTTATAAAGTAATTATTCAAAAGGATGGAAGTACATACGCAATATTCGGATTCGCAACGGCCGCAGCGGCCTTGCCCGAGAGGGATATGTTCGCAGAATGCCTGGAGGAGGCGAAAGAGATATGCTTTCTCGCGTGGGGGGTCCCTGTCGATCAGTGGTCGGATATCGAAGATCCAGAAAGTATAAAATTCCTACGCCTTATTAAAGCTGAAGGACTTTGAAGAATTTTGAATGATTTAGGCGTACTTCGGCCGGGTTAGGCGCGTGTTGAGAGGGCTCCAGTGCGCCAGGAGCATTATTTTGTGCTTTATTATTGACATTTAAGCGCGAATTTGAGACCGTTTGTCTATTGGAGGTCTGTGCGTTTCGCGCGGCCTGATGGGCGCGGTTCGATTATTCCGGCGCCCGATTTCAGTGTTTCTTTCTTTTCCTCAAGCGGGCGGCGTGTCGCCGCCGCTGCGGTCCTTGTCGACCGTGGGCAGGTCGCGGGAAGCGCAGCCAGTCAGGCGGCGTCCGTGACGAACTGACCGCGGCGCGGCGCTCCCCACTTCATCAATCAAGGAGGCCTCGTGGCCAATACTCTGCTCACCCCCATGGCGGTGACGCGCGAAGCGCTGCGCGTGCTGCATCAGAAGCTGAACTTCGTGGGTTCGATCACCCGCGAGTATGACGAAAGCTTCGCCAAACAAGGCGCCAAGGTCGGCGACACCCTGAAGGTGCGCCTGCCTAATCAGTATGTGGTCCGCAGCGGCGCGACCCTGGCGGCCCAGGACACGACGGAAACCAGCGTCGACCTGAAGGTCCAGACCCAGAAGGGGGTGGACCTGAACTTCACCTCGGTGGACCTGACGCTGTCGCTGGACGAGTTCTCCGACCGCGTGCTCGAGCCGGCCATGAGCGTGCTGGCGGCCACCATCGAGTCCGACGCCATGTCGATGTACAAGGATGTCTGGAACCAGGTGAACAACCAGGGCGCGGCGGCGACTTTCGCCAAGATCCTGCAAGGCCGCAAGACCCTGGTGGATAATCTCGCGCCGCTGGCGGGCCGGACGGCCAACCTCAACACCCAGGACAATGTGGATCTGGTGGATGCGCTGAAGGGGCTGTTCAACGACCGCACCAGCCTCGCCAAGCAATACCGCGAAGGTTACATGGGCCGAACCGCCGGTTTCGACTTCATGGAGAACACGCTTTGGCCCTCGCATTCACGCGGGGCGGCCAACGGCTCGTATCTTTCGAACGGCGCCACCCAGACGGGCGCGACGATTGCGGTGGACACCGGCACGGGCGTGCTTGTGGTCGGCGACATCGTCACCTTCGCCGGCGTCTATCGCGTGCATCCCGAGACCAAGCAGGCCACCAGCGTCCTACAGCAGTTCGTGATCACCGCCGCCTATGCCGGCGGTAACGGCAATATCTCCATCAGCCCGGCGATCGTCACCTCCGGGGCGACCCAGAACGTCTCCAACGCCATCGCCGACAATTCGGCCATGACGGTGGCGGGGACGGCCTCCACGCCGCACGGATTGTCGATGGCGTATCACAAGAGCGCGTTCGCGTTTGCGACCGCCGACATGGTGATGCCGCGCGGCGTAGACTTCGCCGCGCGCGAAGTCTTCGACGGCGTGTCGATGCGGATCGTCCGTCAGTACGACATCAACAACGACAAGTTCCCGTGCCGTCTGGACGTGCTTTACGGCTTCAAGACGCTGCGGCCGCAACTGGCCTGCCGATTGGCCAATAACTAGTCGCGAACGTCTCGCCAAAGGGGCGGCTCCCAGAGCCGTCCCTTCTTCTTGCCACCTTGAATGACGCGCCGAGCCGCGACGGTACAAATGGCGATATCCAGTTTCAACGAGCTTCAGACTGCGGTCGCCAATTGGCTCGACCGCGCGGACCTGACGGCGCGCATACCAGAATTCATTGCGCTGGCCGAAGCGCAGATGAACCGGCGGCTGCGGGTACGGCGCATGGTGGGGCGCTCCACCGCGAGCATCTCCACCGCATTCGTTGCGCTGCCGACCAACTATCTCGAGGCGAAAGCGGTGACGGCGGCCGAGGGCGCAACGTTATGGTCGCTCGATCCGGTTCCGGCCGAGACGGCTGCGGAACTGGCGAGCGATACCGCTACGGGACGGCCGCAGTTCTATGCCGTGGTGGGCGACGAACTGAGACTGCATCCGCCCCCCGATCGCGCCTACACTATCGAGATCACATTCTATGGGCGAATTCCGGCGCTTTCGATTTCCAACACCTCCAACTGGGTGCTGGCCGAGGCGCCCGACGCCTATCTCTACGGCGCGCTCCTGCAGGCCGCACCCTACCTGCGCGACGGTGAGGCCGCAGCATTCTGGAACGCCGGGTATGCCGGGGCGCTCGACGCGTTGAGCGCGGCCGATCGCACGAAAGCCGGCCTGCTGCGCGTCGAGCCAGGCCTCTCACAATCTCGAAGCTATTGCATCAGGACGGATATCTGACATGGCGACATTCAATAAGTTCAACAGCTTCGTGGAAGATCTTGCGGAGAAGGTTCACAACCTCGGCGCCGATACGCTGAAGGTTGCGCTGACAAACAGCGCGCCATCGGCCTCAAACACCGTGCTGGCCAACATCACCCAGATTTCCAACGGCAACGGATATACGACCGGCGGCACGGCGGCCTCCATCACGTCGTCGGCGCAGACATCAGGCACATACAAGCTGGTGCTGGCCGATGTGGTGTTCACGGCGTCCGGCGCGGTGGGGCCGTTCCGCTACGCCGTACTCTACAACGACACGCCGACGTCACCGGCCGACCCGCTCATCGGGTGGTGGGACTATGGCTCGTCCATCAGCCTGGCCACCGGCGAGACCTTCACGGTCGACTTCGACGCCACCAATGGCGTCCTGACGCTGGCCTAGGGCCCACGCGATGGCCGCGACCTGGAATCCGTCCGACAAGGCCGCGACGATCACGCTTTCGGGCGGGAACCTCACGGCGACGCTCGCCTCTGGCAGCGAGGGCAACGCCAAGGCGACATCCGATTGCCTGATCACCGGCCCGGCGAAGAAGTACTGGGAAGTCACCTGCGGCGTCGTCGGCAGCAACGGCTTCGGGGTCGGGTTCACCCTGACAACGGGGTCGACGACCGAGTACCTGGGCCGCCCCGCCGACGCCAGCTTCGGCTATTACAATGATACCGCCTTCTTCTTCAACGACACCTCGCAGGGCAACGGCGAAGCCTACGACGATGGCGACGTCATCAGCGTCGCGCTCGACAAGGGCAATAATCGGGTCTGGTTCCGCAAGAACGGCGGCGACTGGAACGACGATCCGTCCGCCAATCCGGCGACCAACGCCGGCGGGATCGATATCTCCTTCGCCTCAGGCGACCTGCTGCCGGTCATCCGCTTCGAGAACACCAGCAATTCGGGCACGGTCAATTTCGGCGGCTCTGCATTCGTGCGGACGCCGCCGTCCGGGTTCACCGGCTTTGTCGCCGGCGGAACGAACTACAGCCTGACCGCTGCTGCGGGCGCCGTCGCGGAGACGGGCGTCGCCGCCGGGCTGTCTGCGACGCGGATCTTGCCGGCTGCTGTCGGCGCGGCGGCGCTTATGGGCGTCGCGGCGGGGCTGCAGGTCGGCCGCCTCGTCACCCCGGCGACAGGCGCTTTCGCGCTGAGCAGTCAGGACGCCACGCTCACCAAGAGCGGGATCAATAACTACAGCCTGACCGCATCGGTGGGGATTTTCGTCCTGTCGGGGCAGGCCGCCGACCTGTTCTTGGCCCGGACGATAGTCGGGGCGGCCTACGCGTTCACGCTCAGCGGCGTCGAGACGGGGCTCAAGGCCGCCAGGCTTGTCGGCGCCGACGCCGACGCCTTCGTCTTCTCGGGCAAGGCCGCCGCGCTGATCAAGGCCGCCGCGCCCGGCTACACGCTTACGGCCGCTCCGGCGCAATTCACCTTCGACGGAAGGCCGGTGCGTTTTCTCACCGACGCCTCGCCGTGGAACGCCGTCGCCGCCGCCAGCGGAAGCTGGAACGTGCAAGCTTCAAGTAACAGCCCTTGGTCGCCCGTCTTGTCGGCAACAGGAAGTTGGACATGAAGATAAGCCCCCTTGCGCCGAGTATTCCGCATGATCTGGCAGAGTTGTTAAGAGATCTTCGCAACGCGGTGCTTGAGCTTGCCACGCCGACCATGCCGCACACGGTCTTCGCCTGCTCGACGGCCGCCATGCCGCCAGCGGGGGAATGGACCGGCTGCGTCATCCGCAACACGACCCTGAACATCCTCGCCCACTCCGACGGAACCCACTGGATCCGTCAGGACACCGGAGCCGCCATCTGATGCCTTCGAGCTATTCCGCTTCCCTGCGCCTGGAACTGCAGTTCACGGGTGAGAATGTGAATACATGGGGCGTTCGGCTGAACTCGCTGTTCACGCGCGCCGATTTCGCCATCGCCGGACGCGCGATCGTGGCGCTGACCGGCGCCAACTATGCTCTTACCTCGTCCAACACGGCCGACGACGAGGCGCGCGCGGCGGTGCTGGAATTCACCGGGACGGGCGGGTGCACGGTGACGATTCCTTCCGTCGCCAAGCAGTACACTGTCCAGAACAGCGCGAACGCCGCGGTGGTGATCGCCACGGGTGCGGGCGCGACCGTGTCCGTAGACCCCGGCGATGTCGTCCAGGTGGTATGCGACGGCGCCAACGTTGAGCCGTTGGGGTATGCTGTCGGCGGCATTCTGCTGTCGACCAAAGACTATATCGCCCAGGCGATCCTGGGCGCGACGGGCAGCCTGCCCGCCGCCTCAGGAAACGCCGGTAAGTATCTCTTTTCGAACGGATCCACATGGCTTCCGCGGGCGCCGGTCGTGGCCGACCTCACGGACTATGCCTCAGACCAGGCGGCTAAGGCCGCCGCCGCAGCAACGCTGGCCACTGCGCGGGCCATCGCCTTCGCCATCGCCCTTTAGGAGCTCTCCATGGCCGTTACAGCCAACAGCATCATCACGCCTCAGGCGATCAAAAGTGGGACCGCTGTCGTCACAACCGCGAACTCGACCTATTCCGACAGCCCGACCAACACCGCCGCGCTGATCACGGCAGGGTCGAACGGTGCGCGGGTGACAAGGATCACCGCGATCGCTCGCGCCACGGTGACCATCACCGAACTTCAGCTGTTCCGGGATGGGAACGGGGCGGGGACCGCCAAGCGACTGTTCAACTCCAAGCAGATGGCGGCTTACACGGTCGCCCAGACGACCGGGAATACGCCCACGGACTTTGGGTATTCGGATGATAACCCGTTGATCCTTGCCCCCGGGGAGATCGTGTCCGTCGGGATTGGGGTTAGCAACACCGGGGTCGTGTTCAGCGCCGAGTGGGCGGATTACTGATGTCTAGCATGGCGATGCCTGGGCGTTATGTGCAAGCGATGCGCTCGGGGAAGCTTCAGCCGCTTATCGGGTTGAGGGTCGTCGACGACATGACGGTTGGCTCTCGCATGTCAGTTGCGCCTTATACCGGAACGGCGCTGATCTTCATTTGGGGCGCTGGCGGTTCGGGCGCTTCGGCCAACACAACCGCTGGGGGCGGCGGTGGCGGCGGTGCGGCCTATATCCGTCGCCGTGTACACCGCAGCGAGGTTCTTGCTTATACGGTGGGCGCTGGCGGGACGGCCGCCAGCCACACGAATAGCGGTGTCGCCGGCGGCGCATCCTCTGTGACCTTCTTGGACGGAAAGATTGTCACGGCGGGCGGCGGCGCTGCGGGCACGACGTCAGCGGGCGGCGCGGGCGGTGCATCTACGGGCGGCGACCTGAACCGGACGGGCGGCTCAGGCGGCAATGCGACCAGCGGGTCGACTGCCGGCGAGTTCGGAGGTGCTGCGGGCGCGGCGGGCGGCGGTGGCGGGGCTGCGGGCTTTTCCGACGAACTAGGTTTCATCGGCGCGGCTGGCGCGGCCTCGAACAGCAGTTCGTCTAACGGGTCAACGATCAACGTGCCTGGTGGTGGGGGCGGGGGAAATCTCAACGCCGTCTCCGGCGGTTTGGCCGCCGCCGCCGGCCGCGTTCTGATCATTTACACGCGAGCGCTGCTGTGACGAAGCGTCCCCTCGACATTCCCTCCGGCATCGTCGGGGATGACACTAGCCATGCGGCGAGCGGCCGGTGGGCCGACGGGTCGAACATGCGATTTCGCATGGGGCGGGCCCAGACGATCGGCGGCTGGGAGACGCTGGTGGAGCAGCCGCTCGGCGGAGTCTGCCGCACAGCGTTCGCCTGGGCCGACAATGACGCCATTCTGAATATCGCCTTCGGAACACATGCAACGCTGGAGGTTTGGCGGGGCGGCGGCCTGTTCGGCATCACGCCGGCCGGCCTGGCTGCCGGTGAGATCGACGGCGCCGGGTCGGTGGGCTACGGGACAGGCGGCTATGGGATCGGCGGCTTCGGTGATCCGTCGACGGCGGACTATTTCCCACGCACATGGTCGTTGGCGGCGTGGGGCGAAAACCTGCTGGCCAATCCGCGCGGCGGGAAGATCTATCAATGGACCAATGACACCAGCACCCCGGCGACGGCGCTGAGCAACGCGCCGGTCAACGTCACCAGCATGGTGGTGGCGGCCCAGGACCAGGTGTTTGCGCTTGGTTGCAACGAGGAGGTCTCCGGCGCCTTCAACCACCTCTGCATCAGGCATTCGTCGGTGCGGAACAATAACCAGTGGAACACCGCCGCCGATACGACAGCGCGGGAGTATATCCTGCCGGGCGGCGGCCGGATTGTCGCTGGACGTGTGATCGGATCCTATCTGGCGGTTTGGACAACCCAGGGCCTGTTCCTGGGCCAGTTCGTGGGATCGCTCTCTCAACCATGGCGCTTCGATCGGGTCGGGGACAAGTGCGGCCTGATCGGCCCAAACGCCGTGGTGGTGGTGGGGCAGGCCGCTTTTTGGGTAAGCCCCGATCGGCAGTTCTACAGCTATAGTCTCGGCGGCGCGGCGCAACCGCTGGCATGTCCGATCCGTGAAGCGTTCGCCGACAATCTGGCGGCGTCACAGTCCGACAAGATCGTCGCCAGCAGCATTTCGGAATTCTCCGAGGTGCGGTTCGATTATCCCGACGCCCGCGAAGGTTTTGAGAACAGCCGCTATGTGGCGTTCTCTCTCATCGGTGAAGGCTGGTATCGCGGTGCGATGGCGCGCACGGCGATGGTTGACGCCGGGCCTTCGGCCTATCCCTGTGGCGTGTCTCCGGACGGGCGCATTTATTGGCACGAGCGTGGGCAGAGCGCCGACGGCGCCGCCTTGAGCTATTTCATCGAGACGGCCGACCAGATGCTGGACGAAGAGCACGCGATGCTGGTGGGTGGAGTGCGTCCCGATTTTCAGGACCAAGTCGGTCCGGTCAACGTCACGCTGACCAGCAGGTTCGAACCGCAGGGCGTGGAAACGGTCGCCGGGCCTTACGCCATGGCGCCCGGCGCGCGGAAAGTCGACGTGCGCGCCACCGGGCGCTTCTTCAAGGTCAGGCTTTCGGGGAACGCCTTGCCCGCCGCCTGTCGCGTTGGGCGGCTGGTGTTCGACACCGCGCCGGTGGGCGCGCGATGACCTGGCTGCGGGCGAGGGGGCTTCTCCTGCCGGCGCTGGAAGAGGGCGACGAGGCGAGCCTGGTGGAGGCCTTGAGGTGCGGCCTCGCCCAACTGTGGCTGGGGCAGCGCTCTGCGCTGGTCACCCAGATGACGGTGCAGCGCGAGATCCATGTCTGGCTGGCCGGCGGCGACATGGCCGAGATCCTGACCTTGGTTCCTGGCGCCGAGGCGTGGGGCCGGGCGCTCGGGTGTACGCACGTGACTGTCGACGGTCGCGCCGGCTGGGCGCGCGTTCTCAAGCGTCTCGGCTATCGGCCGGACGGCGCGATCTTACGAAAGGTTCTTTGATGTCGAAGAAGACGAAGACCACCACGACGCCGACCAACCCCGAATGGGTGACATCGGGCATCCAGGGGCTGATGGGCCAGATCAGCGACCTGGGGAAGCGGGATCCCTATTCATTTGTCGCCGGGACCAATCCGCTGCTGGAGCAGGCCAGGACGAACCTGTTGGGAACAGGCGTCCCAGGGCAAATGACGGACTACGAGCAAGCGCGGAAGTATATCAATGAAGGCGCCGGCGGCGGCGGGAGCGTCCAGTCCGCGAGCCTGCTCGACAACCTCGACAATTATATGTCGCCGTACACCAAGAGCGTCGTCGACGCCGCACTGGCAGACTTTGACTATGGGGCGGGGAAGACCCGCGCGCAGCAGGACCTGGACATCGCCAACGCCGGCGCGTTCGGCGGATCCGGCTCGGCGTTGACGCGCTCCATGACCGAAGACAGCCTGGCGCGCAGTCGGGCCTCGACGTCGGCCAACCTGCACGACCAGGCGTTCAACGTCGGCGCGGGACTCTCGGGGCAGGACGCCGACCGCCGTCAGGCCGCCTCGATCGCCAACGCCCAACTGGCGGAGCAGGCGGCTTCCCGGCGGCTTCAGGCAGGCAGCGCATTGGCCAACATCTCGAACGCGAACATCGGCCAGCTGGCGAGCGTCGGCGACTATTACCGGCAGATGGAGCAGCAGCGGCTGCAGGCGCCGATCAGTCTCCTGGGGACGCAGGCCGGGCTGGTGGGCGGCCTGCCGCTGCAACTGTTCCAGGGCAACGTGTCGACTTCGAAGACGAGCGATCCGATTGGGCAGTTTGCGGCGTTGGCCGGCGGGCTTGGGGCGTTAGGCTTGGCGCCTTTCACCGGCGGCGCAAGTGCAGCTGTGCTCGGGACTGGAGCTAGCACCTTGAAAACCGCCCTTGGTGCAGTGCCCCTGAATTTTCAAAATCCCGGCTTTGGAAGCAGGTACTAACATGCCAAATTTAGTCGAGAGCTTTCCGATTTCGACCTTAGCAAAGGCAGTTCGAATCTCGGCTGATCGAGAAGACTTTTTCATGCGAAAATTGTCGGAAAAAGAACGCAAGCCACGAGAATCTTATGTTCGCGCGCTGGCGAGCGCCGCGAAGTTGATGTCAGAATTAGCGAAATCTTCGATATCTGCAGTAGAGATCGGATCAACAGCTTATCTTTCGTCTAACGATTTCGGGTCGAACTCGTGTGATGACTGCTCGACGCATCATATATCTTGAGGCGCAGCTTCGAAAGGCGCGTGCAAAGATCGCTGTGCTTGAAGCCCGACAGAGCCGCGGCGCCATCGATAGCATCGCCGTTCCGGACTGGTCTTGGGCCCTGACGCGTCAGGAATTGGCGCTCGTTCAAGCGCTTCGTGAGGCCTATCCGCGCGCCATGACGGACGAGGCCCTGAACGAGGCCATTCCTCACCACGACCACGCCGCCATCCGCAGCCCGACGCTTATTCCGGCCGTGGTGTCGCGGGCTCGACGGAAGATCCCAGGCAACATCGAACGTGTGCCGGGCGTCGGTTACCGCCTGTCGCGCGAGGCGGCCGCCAGGCTCTGAGGCCCGCTCTGCGCGGCGGCTCACCAACATTTTGAGTAGGAGTTTCCCCATGTCGCCAGCGGCTTGGGCCACGGTCGCAGGCCTGATGTTCACCGCGGTGATTCAGGCCCTGGGGCTCGTCATCTGGGGCGCGCGTCTGACTCAGCGCGTCAAGACCCTTGAGGAAGAGGTCGAGCCTCTGAAGGCGATGAGCATCCAGGTCGCCAAGATGGAGGTGAAGCTCGACGGGCTGCTTGAGCAATTCAAGGACCTCAACGCCTCGATCCGATGGATGCGTCAGCCGGCGCCCGACTACGAGGTCATGCACCGCCCAAAGGAGGTCAGATGAGACCCGCACCGCCCGCGGCCATCGCGCTTATCCGGAGATTCGAAAGCTGCAAGCTGACGGCCTATCAAGATGTGGCCGGCGTCTGGACCATCGGGTTCGGCAATACCCGTCATGCGAAGCCCGGCCTGATCATCAGCCAATCGGTGGCCGAAGTCTACTTCTCGGAAGACATCGCGCAGGTTGGCCGGGAAATAGCTTGTGCCCTCAGGCCGGAGATCCTGCTCGCCCTGAGTGACGACCAGTATGGCGCTCTGTGTTCTTTCGCCTTCAATCTCGGTGTGCGTCCGAGGGAGCACGCTATTTGGACGTTGATCAATGCGTCTCACTTCGACCGCGTCCCGGGGCGCCTGCTTCTCTACAACAAGGCTGTCGTGGCGGGGCGATTGGTTCCAGTCGCAGGCCTGACCCGCCGCCGTCGTGCGGAAGCCGAGATGTGGCAGACCGATGGCGATGAGATCGTGCTGACCGCACGCCTTGCGGACATCAAGCCGACAAGCCGTGTGGAAAAGAAGCTGGGGCTGTCCCGGCGGCTTTGGCTGGGACTGAGCGCTGCGGTCTCCACCGCCGGCAACTGGGCGGTCGAGCACGTGAAGATCGCCGGCGAATGGGCTGGCCAACTCCAGACGCTAGTCGCGCCCCAGATCGCTCACAGTGAATTCCTTGCGAAGGTGTCAAGCGCGCTCGCCATGGTCGCCGTGGCGTCCGGTGCGGCGATCATGCTGCTTCAGGCCCAAGCCCATAAGGATCTGAAATCATGATCATCTGGCTTTGGCTAAAAGGCGGCTACGACCTGCTCATGCGCATATCCATACCGCTGCTGCTGGCCCTGGTCGCATTGGTGGTCTGCCTCGTTCCGCCGACCTGGAAGTGGGCGCGAGCTGCGAAGCAACTCCATGATGCACAACGGCATGTCGCTCAGCTTGATCGCGACCTCAGCGCCACCAAGGCCGAACTTGTATCCTGCCACATGAGCACCGACCGCCTCACGACGGCTTTGGAAAATCAGAACGCGGCCGTCGACGCCTTGAAGGCGGACAGCGATGCGCGCATGGCGAGGGCGGATGAAGCGATACGCCGCGCGCAGGAGCAGGCCCGCCGTTATCGAGATAAGGCTTCCCGAATCGCGGCCGCGCGGCCGACGGCGGACGTATGCGAGAGCGCCCGTGGCCTGATCATCAGCACGCTCGCGGAGGATCGGCGATGAAGACCCGCGGTCTTATGTCATGCGCCGTCGCCGTCGCGCTTACCGGTTGTGCGCATCAGGAACCCCGCATCGTAACCCAGCAGGTCAGGGTTCCGGTCGCTGTCGCCTGCGCGCCTAAAACCTCCACAGCGCCCGCCTATGCAGCGGATAACGTTCCGTTGGATGGCACGATTTTCGACCTCGTGCAGGCGCTGCTGATGGATCGGGAGCAGCGGCGCGGCAGAGAACTCGAACTGCAGGCGGCGCTCGCAGCGTGTCGTTAG